AACAAAGTAATTACATAGTGCCAAAGAAAATCGCAGGAAGAAACGGAGGTACTTTGATTGTACCCGAAAAGGGAGAAACTAACAACCCAAACGGCAGACCAAGGAAGTATGTATCCTTACTTAAAGAGCAGGGGTACAAACTGGCAGAGGTTAATGATTGCATCCAAGCAATTATGTCAATGGATATGCAGGAACTTAAAGCGGTATGGGATAACCCGAAGGCAACCGTCTTGGAGAAAACCATTGCAGGGGCATTGCGGAAGTCATTGGAGAAGGGCAGCCTTTACTCTATTGATACCCTACTGACCAGGGTGTACGGCAAACCAAAGGAAACTGCTCACATAACAAATGATGGGAAGATTGAGGTGGTATTTACTAAGGGCAAAACGATTCTATGATTATTGAACTACCCGAACCACATAAGAACCAAATTGATATAATTGATTCCCCTGCAAGGTTTAGGGTGGTGATGTGTGGCAGAAGGTTCGGGAAGTCAGAACTATCACAGGTAGAGATTATCAAGAATGCCATTGTGGGGCAAACTGTTGCCTATATTACCCCGACTTATAACCTTGCTAAGACTTTCTTTGATAAGTTAGCAAAAGCGGTTCCTTTCGCCTCTAATAGGTCTGATTTGACTATTGAGTTTCCAAATGGTGGTTCGGTTCAGTTCTTTACAGGGGAGAGGTTGGATAACCTGCGAGGCAGGAAGTTTCACCTGGTTGTAGTAGATGAGGCATCGTTCATCCCTAACCTTGAGGATGGGTGGTTAAACTCAATCAGACCTACCCTTACGGATTACAAGGGCAAGGCATTGTTTTTGTCTACCCCAAAAGGTAAGAATTACTTTTACTCACTTTTTATGAAAGGCAATAGCGGTGAGGAAGATTGGCAATCATTTAAGTTCAGCACCTATGATAACCCATACATAGACAAAAGTGAGGTAGATTCTGCAAGGATGCAACTACCTGAAGTGGTCTTTGAGCAGGAGTACATGGCAAACCCTGCTGAGAATGCTGCCAATCCTTTCGGTTCTGCATTTATAAGGCAATGCATCTACCCGATGTCAACCAACCCAGTTGCTTGTTATGGCATTGACCTTGCCAAGTCGGTGGATTTCACAGTTATCACGGGGTTAGACAAGAATGGGTCTGTATGTCATTTTGAGAGGTTTCAAAGGGATTGGAGGCAGACAAAGGAGTACATCATCAACCTACCTAAAGCACCTATCCTGATGGATTCTACGGGGGTAGGCGACCCAATCTTTGAAGATATGCAAAGGGAGGGGTTAGATATTAAAGGTTTCAAGTTCAGTTCTACCTCAAAGCAGATGCTTATGGAAGGTCTTGCCTCTGCCATACACCAAAGGAAGATAACTTACCCAAGCGGTCCTATTTTAAAATAATTGATAAAAAGTTTTGCGGTATTGTTAAAAAGGTTTATATTCGTGTTTCAAATCACAATTAAACCAACTGTTATGAAATTAGACTTTACCAAATTAGAAGGATGGGAACTTACAAAAGCAATCTATCTCATCCAAAAAGCAAAAGAACTCGGCATGAGTTTAGATGGTTACGGGGAAATTGATGTAAACCCAAACTCGGGTTACACCTACCTTTGGTCTGAAGATTACCCGTTTACCTTGTATATGCCAATTAATTGCAAACTGACCAATGATGACGTGGTTGTTATGTACACCGATTCCGACAACGGGGATGAGATAGAAAAGTTGTTATCTGAATTTGATGGCATTGATGAAATCTACACCTGGGTAGCAATGCTTGAAGAAAATAAATAGTTTGTTATATTAAATATTTAGTATCTTTGCTAAGTCAATCCGATTAAATAGTCGCAGGATTTATTCGGGTTTGATTATAGCAAACCTGCTACAATTAGACCCATACTGCTGCGACCAGTGTGGGTTCTTTTTTGCCCATACTTGATTGACATGCAAGTAGACCACTACCTCTCAAAGTTCTGAATTCAAGGAGTTTAAATCTGTTAAATGAAAAGAAGGATGTAACTTTTTCCCTTTTCAGCCGACTAACCCGATTACCTATGTGACGGAGTAGATGGTCAGTAGTTGTTTCCTATTGGGGGGTAGGGGGCAACTTCTGTTCTGACCAACTCCCCTCATAACCTTGTTCGGGAGTAGATAGATTATACACTAAACCACATTTAAACTATTTATAGTATATGACTTGGAATAATGTAACAGTATTTCAGTATCAGCAAATAAATGACATCTATGCTAATGCAAAGGAGTTAACAGACCTTGATTTAAGCATTAAGGTAACTTCTATTCTAAAGAACATGACCGAGCATCAGATTGATTCTTTACCAGTTAAAGAACTTGGTCCTTTGCTTGAATCTATCTCTTTCGTTCATCAAGAAATCCAACCCCAAGCGGTAGACCGAATCAAGGTTAATGGCAGGGTTTACAAGTGCATTTACGATGTACGGAATATCCCTGCTGCAAGGTATATTGAATCTAAGCACTTTAGTTCTGATGTGATGGGTAACCTGCACAAGATATTCGCTTGTATGGTTATACCTCAGAAAAAGACTTGGTTTGGTTGGAAGGATGATAAGTACGATGCAAGTAAGCATTCGGACTATGCACAAGACATTCTTGAAGCACCTATTGTAAATGTACTCGGTTCGGTGGTTTTTTTTTATCAAGTTTACAGACTTTGGATAAAGAATTCCAGTACTCGGTTCGGTGGTTTTTTTTTATCAAGTTTACAGACTTTGGATAAAGAATTCCAAGGACTATTTGGTCAAGCAGATGATGGAGGGGGGAGTGACGGAGAAGAAAGCGGTAGAGGGATGGGAGGCTTTATGCAACATTATGGATGGATTTATCAAACCAAGTTGGTTGCCGACTTTGAAGGCATCACGCTTAACCAAGCATTTGACCTACCTACAATAAACTTCTTGAATGACCTTGCCTACCTTAAAGCAAAGATGGAACACGATAACGAACTAATTAAGAAACAATATGGCAAGGGTTGACACAAGCATAGTAATAACTGAACCCGAAATACAAAAGGAAGCATCAAGTCGGGAAGATTATTTAAAACTCGGCAAGTTACCTTTTATTGAGAAAATGCTCATTGCCTATGCTGCGAGGTTCATATTTGCAGCACAGAACAACCTAAAGAAAGCAAACAAAGTAGATACTGGAACGCTTGAGAAAGACCTTGCTCAAGGGGATATAGTTAGGCAAGGTTCAACCTATTCCATTGACATTGGTTACCCAGTAGATTCAGCAGGTGCGAAGTATTATGACTTTGTAAACAAAGGGGTAAAAGGTTTCAAGTCAGGTCAACCCAATTCACCATACTCATTCAAGTCTGCCTACCCTTCTATGAATGGACCAATGGTAACCGCCATTCAAAAGTGGGTAAATAGGAACGCTTTATCTCAAAGAAGGGAGGACCAAAAGTATAATCTGTCATCTACCCAAAACAAACGCAAGTCTATTGCACAACTAAACACCGGAAGGACTACTGCCTACCTCATAGCAAGGAAGATTAAGCAACGGGGATTACCCAAGACTGGGTTCTTTGACAATGCAGTAGATGAAGTATTTAATCAGGCATTCTACGATAAAATGGCAAAGGCGGTAGGTGCGGACTTGGTAGTGTACATAAAACAAGCAAATACGCTAATTAACAATGAGAACAAGTAAATATGGCAATAACAGTTAATTCAATACCCGAACAATACGCATCCCTTCACGATGACCTTTGGTTTGTCGTGGATTCTACCAATAAGGCATCAACCAATTTTAAGTATGTCTTTGATGTGTATGTTGATTCAACATTAATAGCAAGGATTAAGCAGTTCCCCGATATAACAAGCACAAAGGGAATCTTTAACGCAGGGAATATCATGCGGAATTATGCTCAGTCCTATTTTATTCCTAATACAGTTGCAACCCTTTTTAGCGGTTCAAACGATAACATTTACAAAGAGTACACCATAAAATATGGTGAGGAATACGGAGGTACTACTTACACCAATTTGCTTGAGCAGACCTATGTGGCATTTAACTTCTACTATCCTGACTTTTACAACCCTGCACAATCCCCAACCTATTACAAGTCATTTATAAACAAATGGTTAACCAATAGGGACACAAGCAATATTGAATGTGCTTTTACAGACAAGTTGCATATCGGGTATATGAACGCATCAGGGGTAACGACAAATATCTACCCATCCCTTCAACTTTACAATGAGAACGGAAGCACAAGTGGAAGTGCGGTAACTACGGGAACAGACCCACAAGAAACATTCAGTCTTTTGGATATCTCCCCAGGGGGTATAAATGACTGGTATGGTTCAACTGTTATTCCATCAACGGCTTATGCATACGGAATCAAGTTGCACAATGGTACTTCTTTCGGACCGGAGGTTAAGGTTAAACTTGTTTGCAATCCTAATTACTCACCAGTTGCAATACACTTCCTAAATCAATTAGGTGGTTATGATACGATGCACTTCAGGTTAGTGAATAAGGAATCAAGGCAGACCGAATCAAAGCAATACGAAGGGAATAAATATCGGTACAATTCAACCTATACCGATATGCGGACTTATGATGTTTACAACCGAATCAACCCAGGTGCAACAAAGTACGTTGTAGAGCATTCAACTATGTACAAACTGCGAAGTAATTACTTAAATGTAACAGATTATAATTGGTTGGCAGAGTTGATACAATCACCCGAGGTTTACTTTGAGCAAGGTGGATACTACTATCCCATTGTTACAATGACAAGCAACTGGGAAGAAAAGAAAAGGATAGCAGATAAGATGTTTAACCTTGAGTTAGATGTGCAGATTGCGAACAAAAAATATAGTCAATTCCGATGAGGACAGAGATATACATTGATGGGAATGAACTTGATTTAACGAAGAACATATCAGCGGAGT